TTGTTACGAAAGAATTTATGCCACGTGCTATCTTGTACTTCGTGCCGTCAAACATAATGAATAATTCTCCGGCCCCGATCTTAGTATCCATCTGATCTTTGGTGTATTTGTCGCAGTCAATGACTTCTGATAACGGCGCAAATGTACAAGATATTGTCATTGGTGTTCCGCAGATCATACCTGCAATCCGGCTGCAATATTCTGCTGTCGTGTATTCCTTTGCTGCTGTGATGATTTTGCTGTTCGTAAAGTTTACGACACCCTCAAAGTCTGCTGAACAATTGGGTAAAACAGCTTTGACCATCTTATCTTTAACTGTCCTCATTCCCTTAATCCATGCAGCAATTTTTTGGACATTCGTCGATTCAATTTCTGGAATAACAAGATAATCCCATCTTGCATGTTCTAATTGCAACAGAACCTCATCATAATCCGTGGCCGAATCGTCTTCTACATAAACAAGAATATGTTTAGGACTGGTTTGATAACCGCCTAAAGCAAGTTCAATTTGTTCTTTATTCGCGTCGATCAAACCATCTGGAATATCTGTTGTCGTGTAAATTGTATATGGGCTACCAGAAAACAGGGCTTCATTGCCCGTTACACCTTCTGCGGCAGCTACCTTTTTTTCTTTAAGTATCATTGCAACAATACCGCGCTGGCTGCGTTCAATTGCTGTGATACTGGTCGATTTAAAGGCAATCGTGATACTCGGTAATCCAAGTGCCATTTATAATCATCCTTTCATTTTTCCATAAAAACAACCGCCCAGAATTGTTTCTAAGCGGCTTTTTATTCTCCCCATACAAATATAGGTTGTTTTAATATTGGTTTGCTACATCTTGATTTAAATGCTGCATAATGTCATATCCTGCGTTTGGATCATAGCCTGTACTATCCAGATAATCAATCCTGATTGTGACTTGTAAAATATCCTGCTCTTCACCAATACGTTCTGTTTGAATATTTTTTATGTGTAGATAACGGTCTGCGACTTGAAAACCAATGCCGAATAATTCATTTATAACATCTACCATATCCAAGAAAGCAAGTTGCTTATTAACACTAGGATCAGCATAATAAGTTAGGATAATAGCTAAATTGTTGCTGTTTACATTTTTTGTTTCCGTATTCTTCGTTTTAATCAGCTTTGCAAAAAAACATGGCTGTTCAAACCCTTTTACGATTTCATCCGTATATATTTTGCAAGCATATTTTGTTTTAAGTAGAGCAAGAACCGCTCCCCAAATTTCTTTTTGCTTTAGCATTTAATCACCTAACTTCTTACTAATATCATTGAATAGCTTCTCTATTTCAACTGGTAGAACATCGCTTTCAACTTCCTGCGCTGTGGCTTCGAGAAAATGTTTTCCTTGCACAAATCCTTTAGCAACACCGTTTTTATCTTTTTGTACGTGGCCCCGATCGACTAAATGAAAATGTGGGGAAGTACTCCAAATGTCCATGCTTAACTCTGCGCCAGTATAACCTTTAACCTCCGATTTCCAAGAATCTTTAAGTTTCTTTTTATGATCTTTTCCGCTATCCGGAGACTTCTCTTTAACTATTTTTTTAAATTTATTGCCAATTTTTTTTAGATGTTTTTCAGCTGTTGCCGGAAATTCATTTGCCATAACCGTAATATGTGTCTTATATTCATCTAATCCACTAATATCAAAACCATCATCAGACATTTGTAGTAACACCTTTCCCTCGCTTTTTTAGAATACAATAAAGTTCCAGTTCTTCATGTGCTTCATAGGGATCAGTCACCGTTTGAATCTGAAAAGTTTGGTTGCCATATCGTATCAGCATATCCGCCGTAATGTTTCTTCTATAACGAATTGTTACTTTAAAATTATCAGCATCCTTAAGGCGCTGCGCTTCGTAGTACTCACGTCCACGCAACGGTTCAATGGCTGCCCAACATTTCAAAAATTCTTTTGGGATTACTTCTGTGCCGCCCAAAACATCTTCTTCATCCTCATAGCGCAAGATTACAATCCGTTTATTTAATTTCCCATGTCTCATATGATTCTCCTAACCTTGTGACATCCTAAGTTGGGCTATCATTCCGTGAAGTGTAATTCCTGTATTTTCTGCATGTTTTACCGTTAAAATGTCCGGATTTTCAACCATTTTTGTAACTAAAATCACGATAATGATTTCACACAACTTATTACTATAATCAACCTTGCAACCCGCATTTGTAATATAGGTTTCAGCCGCTGCGAGATAGCCGACCAAGATATCATCCATATCGGTTATGTCATCATCTATCTTGAGATATTTTTTCAGCAGATTTATATCCATACTTATTTTCCTGCCGGATTAGCAGCACCATCTGCTTTAGGTTCCTCACCATTATTTGCAGCACTACCTTCTACTTCTTTCTTTATCTCAGGCACTGCCAAAAATCCACCTTCACGCAATTCATTAATTCGATCTTTGTTGGTCGATTCATAAAGTGCACCTGAATTATATGACTCACCAGTTTCTTTGTCGATAAACGACTCAATAACATTAATTTTCATAGTTCTTATCCTTTCATTTGTCAGGCCGCTATAAGAAGCCTGACAACTTTTTATCTTTTTTTATGCCTGAACGGCCTTTTTCACTCGCAAAAATCCATTATAGGCTACAACATTACCTCCGGCATAAACTTCACCACGATGAGCAATCATGCCCTCTTTAAATTTGTAATCCGTAGAACGCTGTACATCAAGATCGGAGAATATAACCAGTTTGTAGTTGCTTAAAGCTCCATATGCCATACAGTATGCACCAGATATTGTTTTTGCATCGGATACCGCCGAAGCCGCACTGTTGATAATATAAGGAATCCCATCAATCGTTCCCGAGTTTCCTCTGGTAACAATGGTATGGAACGGTTTCCCATCGGTTGTCCGAAGCTGGCTGAAAGCTTTTAAATCCGCTTTATTAAGAATCAATACCGCCTGATCCTCAACCGCTTCGTCACCACCATACCCGAAAATTATTTCATTCAATGTCGTATTGGTGATAGCTGCAACGCTGATATCACTATCCGCTTCAATAGCATTGCTCGCTGCAGTCAAAATACCTGTCAAATGCCCTGTCGCACCCGTACCAATTAAAATTTCTTTGGCAAGTTTTTTTCGGGCTGAACGGGTAATTCCCTGCATAACTACACCTTCATAATCCGCTGCTGGCAACTTCTTGATTTCGTTCGTAATTTCGCTGTATGACGTAATTTTTGTTTTGTTGATATCTGCATAACCAAATGCTACATCGGTATCAGCAACTGCCATACCCTCATCTGTATAGTTACCGTCCGGAGTCTCTTTCTCATACGGCTGACTGAAAGATTCCCCACCATTAAGCGGCAACTGATCTACACCATCCAACAAACTGGACACCTGCACAAATGTTCCATTGATTGTCGAAGATGCAACTTTAGGAATAATAATAGTGCCACTAGCCACGGTTACAGAACGACCTTCCATCAAGTCTTTACCACGTTTTTCTTTTTCTGCAGTGCCTTTTACTGCACGTTCTTCAGCAGTTACCACGCCACCACCCGGAATCGGAGTAAAACCCTGCCCCGGAGTAAACGATCTTTGTTCTGGCACCTTCTGTTCTGCAGTATTTACGGCTTTTGTTCGTGCCTCTTCACCTTTACTTGCATCACCTTTTGTCTCACTGGTTTCAACATCGGCAATCATAGAACGAAGTTCTACCAGTTCTGTATTGATTGATTCTACCTGCGCATTAATACTGCGAAGTTCCACAACATCTAAAGATTTTTCAGATTGTGCCACTAAGGCAGCACGAGCTTCTTCCTTCGCTTTTAGCAATTTTAATAATTTTTCTTTCATGTTTAGATTCCCCCTAAAATTTTGTTTTTGAGTTTATATATATCAACTGCTTCAGAGTTATCCAACTCCTGCGACCTTGCATTGTCCAATGCAAGCTTGGCATTCTCCAATGCCGTTTTGTCACGCGCATTAATATCCGTTAAATCATATGCCGGTGAGTTTACAGCACTTACCTCATATACCTTGGCAATTTTTAAAATTGTCCGTGTCGGCATATCTGTATCGAGTCCATCCCATTGATCTTCTGCTACACGAAAACAAAAACTCATACCGGAAATATCTCCGCGCTCCACGCTGGAATATACCTGCCGGGCTTCTGTGTTGTTTTCGGTATCAATACTGGCCCCAACAGACAATCCAATAGTATCAATTTGCAATTGCATCGTACTATTGCTATTGTTTCGCCGGCTTCTGGCCAACGGGATTTTTTGCATATCATGATTAACGAAAAAAAGAACATCGTCAAAATCACATCCGTCAAATGCTCCCCTTGCTATAATTTCGTTATACCATTCACCAATATTTGTCATTGCATCAAATACTGCAGCATGCCCTTCGAGCCGCTTTGTCGGTTCGTCTGCTTGCAACTGAACCGCTCTAAAATCTGGTACATTAAAACTGCGCGTAACAATCATCGATTTGTCTATATTATTTTGTTTTGACATCTCCGTCATCACCCTTCCCTGTTTCTGCTTTTAATTTGCCTGATGCCGCCATATTCAATTGGTAATTATCAACAATTTGTGTAGCAACAAAGTTTAAAGACTGCAGCCGTCGATCGCCGCCCTCAAAAGGCTCATCACCAAACATATCATTGATTTCATTTAACGTTTTTAGCCCTGTATTGGTGGCCAGTGTTGCCAACGCAATTTTATTGGCTGTTGATAAATAGGCCGTCTTGCTGTAGTAGCAACGAATTCGATGTCCCACATCCTGCTCACGCTGCGTAAATAAACAGGCTGACATTCCCTGCTCAAACTCCGTAATAAAATCTTCTAGGCAGGATTGATAAAATGCACCGTGCTGTTCTGCGCTGTAATCACCGGATAATAGAGCATCTGAAATACCATACCTCTCATGAACAACAGATTTTAACAGCGACATAACCTCTGCCTTTATCTCCGTTGGCTTCATATTGATCGGTGTAAATTCACCTGCAAGATCCGTAGCCACAATACCAATTGCACTGGTGGAAACATGTTTTTCAAACTCATCTCTGGCAGCTTTGATTTTGTCAGAGTCTATCAGCGTTTTCGCGCTGTAAATGCCATTTATTTTAAGACTTGCTTCCAGTGCCTTCGGCAATCCCTGCATAACTTTATCCAACGTGCTGACCGCGCCAAGTAAATCTTTAGTATCCGGTCTACCAAAATCATTACCACCGCCAACGATTGTATTTTTACCACGCCGCCAGCGAAGATGGACAATATCCTCATAGGGCAAAATATCGAATGTCCCATCCCGCCAGTAGAATTTGATTTCCCAGACCTTCCCTATATCATCCTGTCCAATTTCGATACTTACCGGATTCAAAGGATAGAATGCACTATATTTCCGGACCGGATTATTATAGGCATCATAGACGATCTCATATTGCGGATAAATAAAACAATTGCAATCCTTGCGTCGCAACCATTCACAGCATGCAAGAAAATCTTTTGTCGTTTGCAATGGATTCGGTTTGAATCTGAACAGTCTTGAGATGTCATCATTTTGCTGCCGAATTGCTTTTGGCTTTTGCACAACAGAAACAATATCAATTTTACTAATCTCCGTCGCGATCCGATCAATACAGTTATTTACCTGATCACTCATATATACGTCTTCACCAAATGACGAAAAAATAGCCCGCCCATCATTTAAGATAGCGGACAATGTCTTCATAGCCTGTTTGTTTTTGTATCGATCCAGTATACCTTTCAGATAATTAAATAACACAACACCACCTCCTTCACACCATACTCATATATTCCGATTTATATCGGCTGTATGCTGCATAGACAATAAAAAATCCAAGTGCACCGTCTATGCGGTTCTTGGATTGGCCCTGCAGTTTAACTGGCATGATCCTGCCGATATTATCCATTTTCGCTGATACGTTTTTCAGACACCAACGATCAATCGGATTATTATTATAAATCACTTTTTTGTTTTTTAGATCTGATTCAACAATCCGCATTGGACCGGATAATGA